GAACCTAGACTAGAAGATGATGAAGCAGCAGGCAAAGACAACGATGAATGTAAAGATTGTGGTAACTTTATGCACTCATGTGCATGTAATGAACCCGACCGTATGTATGGAGACAATGATTAAGAAAGGTTAATCATGCATAATCATAGATGGGAATGTGATAATGTACCAGGATATTTTTATTGTGAGTGTGGAAGTACAGCAATTCATAACAGAAAAACTGGAAAGAAGGATATAATATATGAAACAGTTTAAAATAATCTCAGGGATAGCAAGTATCCTACTTACCGTGGCTTCATTACTAGGTGTACCTAACAAGTCTTATGCTATTAATGTAAAAGACAAATGCGTTGACGATAAAGCACCACGCTTCTGGACAAAACAAATGTCCAAGGTATATGCTAAGTCATACATCTTAACTAATTATCCTTCATGGAATCCATCAGAATACAAAGCACTACTAAAACTATGGGGTAAGGAATCAGGATGGTCACATACTGCAGATAACCCTAGGTCTACAGCATACGGAATAGCACAAGTTCTTAACACAAAGAAAAATACTCCAGCCCCGCTTCAGATTGAGCGGGGGCTGGAATACATAGAGCACCGCTACGAAAAACCATCAGTTGCATGGGCGCATTGGCGCAAGCACAACTGGTATTAGTATTCCTATACACTTGCACCTGCAGGTATACAGGAAAGACATGGTGAACCAGCGTAATGTTTCTAACAAAACAGAAATGCAAGGTAGTTCATGTCGCTTCGCATATCCTATATCGTTAGTCCTTTCATTTATAGGGGACGTTGCATTGGGTGGTACCGCCAGTGGCGAACACGGTACACTTAACTAAGGAGAAAGTAATGAGTACAATGCAAGTGCATAACAATCAAGTTGTTGAACGCATGCGTGAATCAACTTGGGTCAAAGCAGGAACAGCGGTTAACGCTACATCTGCAGCAGCAGCAGCCAAGCAAGCAGGCTTGGACTGGACTGTATCGCTATCAGATATGGAAACAACAACACTAACAAGTACAGGTGTTAACCGTTTACATATACCTAACAGACAGGCTGTTATTAAAACACATAACAACGAGCAATCAGTTGTTGGTGTAGTAGGTACTAAGTATAAGTTAGTACAAAACATGGAAGTATTTAATGCTATAGATACATTGGTAGATTCAGGTGATGCTAGATACACAGCAGCAGGTGAGTATAACGGTGGCTCTAATGTATGGATGGTGCTTGCCCTACCTAAGGGAGTACAAGTAGCAGGTGACCCACACAATGCCTTCTTGCTAGTCAAGACAGGGCATGATGGTTCATCAGCAGTTATAATCAAGCCAATCATTGAGCGATTGTTTTGTGCTAATCAAATCAATCGTCTTATCATGGGTAAGAATAAGAATAAATATACCTATAGCATGAAGCATACAACTAACAGCAAGTTATCTATCCAAGATATACGTAACATTACACAGTTAACTTATACTATGATTGATGACTACCAAACAGTAGCCAATAATTTATTAGGTAAAGAGATAGAAAATGAACGTGCTAAGAATATCTTCAAACAAGTATGGGCATTGCCTCCAGAAGTTGAAGGTGTAGCACATGGATTCTTAACACAGGGACAGAAGCGTCAACAAACTATAGCAATGGATGCACGTAAGAATGCATTCGATATCTTTGCATACTCTCCCACTCAGATGAACATACGGAACACAGCCTTTGGTGTATGGCAAGCAGTCATTGAACATGCCGACCACCATGCAGGTAAAGATACAATGAAGCGGTCAATCAATGCTATATCAGGCAGGTCAGATGGAATCAAGAGCAAGGCATTAGACCTTGTGCTTGTTTAAACTAAGGAGAAAGAAACAAATGGATACAATCACAATTGATAATATAACGTATAACGAAATAGAAGTTCGTCAATACAAAAATGAATATGACAATGCTGGTACAATGAAGGAGTTACTTAATGAATTTAGACGTAAAGTTCGAGACTTCTTTAGTGAACTTGAATGGGAAGATAATGAAGCAACAGTTACTAAGAGTGAAGTCAACGAGTTGCTTGAAGCAATTGGATGCGACATCCTCGTTACCACATTCAGAGCAACTGTTAACATTACTGCATACGTTACTGATTATGAAGCAACCGATGAAGAAGACGCAAACACCTGCATTGCAGATGACATCGCAGTAGATATAGGTACAGGTCGTATTGAAGTATCTTCTCTAGAAGTAACGGATATAGAATGTGATGATTAATCTACCTCATTTACCGTATACTAATACTGCTGGCTGGTCAGGTACTGATACATCTATGGCTCGCGCTGTAGATAACGTTACATCTGGCAGAGAATTAAACAACCAAGAAAAAACATTAACATATATAAAAAATGCTGGTGTCTTTGGTGTAACATGGAAAGAACTAGCAATACAAATGTTATGGCATCACGGCACTGCAAGTGGCGTGTTATCAGTACTACATAAAGAAGGTGAGATAGCACGTCTACGCAGAACACGTGGCAGATGTAAAATATATATCAGCATGCTTACCGCACAAATGAATCCAGATATGCTAGTAGAAACTTACAATAAAAAATCTAAACCATGTCCACATTGCGGCAATGATATATACGGAGTCCCAGTGTGATACAATAATTAAGTTAGCAGTAGATAGATTTTGGCTTTCTCCTTTACTATCTACTGCTGACTCTAACTAAGGAGAAGCATGGCAGAGTTACAAATAGAACGTGACAGATACGGTAGACCATTAGTAGTACCACCTAAAGGTGGTAAACCAATACCATACACACGCACGACTACAGTTGCTGGCACATTAGATGACGGTGCAGGATTAGTTGCATGGAAATTACGGATGGCAGCAATAGGTTTAACACAACGACCTGACTTACTGTTAGCAGCAAGTGCACAACGTGATAATAAATTAGAGTTAGATAAACTAATAGAAGATTCAATGGAAGCAGCAGGTGCTACAACAGCAGCAACCATAGGCACAGCACTGCACACACTCACAGAAAAACTTGACAGGGGTGAAGAATTGGGTGTGATACCAGAAGATTACGTTGCAGATATACAAGCATATGCTGATGCAACTAAATCATTTAAGCACATACACATTGAACAGTTCTCTGTACTAGACAAATATAAAATTGCTGGTACCCCCGATAGAATTGTTGAATACAAGGGTGAAAAGTTTATTGCTGATTTGAAAACAGGAAGCATTAGTTATCCACATAAAATAGCAATGCAACTTGCGGTATATGCCAACGGCTTGCCGTATGACCCTGCTACGGCAAGCCGTGGCAGTTGGGGCGACATCAACACTGAGCGCGGTATAATTATCCACCTACCAGCAGGTAGTGGTAAGTGTACGTTACACTTTGTTGACCTCAATAAAGGTTGGAAGGGTATACAGTTAGCGATGAAGGTAAGAACTTGGAGAGATACCAAGAAACTAACAGAAATAATAAAGGGAGAATGATGACACACACAGAAGCACCAATCAGTATCAATCTAAAAACATTAACAGGTACACAGTTGACATTACGTGCTAATAATGCAGAAGAATTTACTATACTTACTTCTACAATCTTTCAAATTGCAGAAGCAATTACAGAAGTAGAGACAGCAGTACGTGGTACTAATACAGCAGTACCAATAGACCCACAAGTAGGGTATGCAACAGCAGCATTGGGTGGAATAGTAATTCAACCAACACAATCTGCTCCATCAGCAGGTGTACGCATGTGTCCACATGGAACCATGACACGCATTTATGGTATGACTGGTAAGTTTGGACCATACAAAGGACACTTCTGTCCAGCAAAACAGGGTGACCCAAGTAAGTGCAATACTCAGTACATTAAATCAAATCAACCAGAATGGAATAGTTTCCAAGCAGACCAAACAAAGGCATAGATGAAAACATTACGCCGTAGTATTGGCAAACCAGAGGTAGGTGGAGAACCATTGCCACCTACCTTTCAAGCATTTCAACGAGAAGGAATCATCCTTCGTCGTGCTGAAGTAACTATAATTGCAGGTACACCTGGAGCAGGTAAGTCATCTATTGCATTACATATCGCAGCAAAACTCAAACAACCAACACTATATTTTTCTGCCGATACTAATGCACATACAATGGCTATGCGTTTACTTGCAATGAAAGCAAAGATAACACAACAAGCAGCAGAACAAATATTAAAATCACATCCCGATACAGCAGAAGATTTACTTCGTGAGTTTAATAATTTGTACTGGTCATTTGAACCTAGCCCTACACTTAAGGATTTAGATGAAGAAGTACTAGCATTTGAAACTATGTGGGGCAGAAGTCCTACACTTATAGTAGTAGATAATCTTATGGACGTAGCCATTGACGGACATGAAGAATTTGCTGGACTTAGAGCAGTAATGAAAGAACTTAAGTATCTTGCAAGAGATACTAATGCATGCGTACTTGTACTGCATCATACTAAAGAAGGATTCTCTGGCTTCCCGTGTCAACCACGTGCAGCATTACAAGGTATGGTTAGTCAAGTACCAGCAATGGTATTAACAGTAGGACAAATGGTACAGGGTACAGATATATATTTATGTATAGCACCAGTTAAAAATAGATATGGTAAAGCAGACCACACAGGTAACACATATGTATCGCTGGTTTTTGAACCAGCAAGCATGTACTTAGAAGACATACTTAGAGACTATAGACAGGAAGAGATGACAGACAATGCCTAAATATAGAGTGACATATTCACAATATAAAGTAAAAGTTATTCGTGCTTCTTCATTAGAAATAGCAGAAGAACGTGCAAAGAAAATGGAATCAGGTAAGTGGGAACTAACAGAAGTTAGAAACGAACCACAAGAATGAGTAGCGCAGCCAAAGCCAAAGGCTCAGGAGCAGAGCGAGATGTAGTTAAGTATCTTAAAGAATGGTTTCCCTATGTTGATAGGCGATTGGCTGGTGCAACATTAGACAAAGGTGACATCTCAGGTATACCTGGAGTTACAATTGAAATTAAAAACCATGCTAAGATGAACTT